TATACCATCCCCGTAGTCAATCTCATCCACCCGCATCGTGGTTGAGTTGATTTCAAGATCAGGCCAGTCAAGCGTGAAGGGATCACCCACATTCAGGCTCGCAGCATCACGGCTGGCAACAAGCTCACAGGAAAGCAGCGGTGTAGACAGGGCCTTTAGGTCACGCTCAGCTACGCGGGCGGCAATGGGCTTGTTTGTGAACCCTGGATACTGGACTGCTGTGCTGATCTCGTTGCCTTGAACAAGCCGCAACGCTTCGTTGTGAGCAGTCACACTGGCCGACTCGTCTGTGGCTGCATCCCAGTACGTCACCGAGACGGTGTTGGTAAGCTCGCTAATGGTCGGCCTGCGGGCATTGCTTACGCTGGCTACGTTGGTTTCATCCAGAGTGATGCTGGGCGTTTCTTCTCTAATCAGCTTTAGAACAAACTGCCCGGTTGACCTAGAGACATACAAAACCGCATCAATGTGCCGCAGAATCTCGCCAATAAACTCCTCAATGGGCTGCTCTTTTTCCCAAAGGATTGATATGCCCATATCTTCATCAAACAACGTATCAGCCGCAGCAGTGAATGCATCGTCATCAACATCCGCATCTGTATACCCCATACCCCAGGTGCCATCAGTCAAGCACTCGCGGATAATGTGTGCCGGGTTCATGTCCTGACACTCAACACAAGGAAGGTCTTGCTCGGCGCAGTCTACTGTGCTTTGGAAGTATTCCGACCTGTTGTCTACAAACCCGCCAACACCATACCAGCCAGCACGAACACCCCAGTTTACGCTGTAAGAGCCCTCATTGATGTTAATGATGCTTAACTGCACTCCGAAGTTAAATGGCTTTTGATTGGAAAACGGGGTGTCATAGTCCAGCACAAAGTCGGCGCTGTTTAAATAGGATTCTGAAACTCTTTCTTCGGCGTCACAATACGCAATTTTCACATCAATTATGGCTGGCTCGACTTCCTCTGTATCTCCTGGGACAACAAGTCCAAGTTCTGCATAGAACCAAGTGTCAAGAGGGGGCGGCGTGATCGGGATGACAACATCGCCGGTGCCAACTGTGCTATTAGAAAGAATCAACGACTCAACTGCATTTGTTGATGTGTTGACCTTGTACATTAAGGCAATTGATCGCCCGCTAACCAATACAGTGTTTGCGCTATTAATGGCTAGGATCGGGATTCTTTCGTTGATAAACCCTGTGGATTCCAGCTTAACTACTGCGCCGACATACACCCGGCCAGTGGTTGTGCTGTCGAGAACCTTCACCAAGAGACGAGAATGGGCTGAAACTGTGGCTAGTTCCATTGTTGTCTGAAAAGATGCCGAAGTTCTGCCAGCTTGCATTTCTTAGTGCATTGCAATCAAAGGCATCGACATTTTCTCCGCATTCACCGCGGTCAATAGACGCTTTCGCTGAGTACCACTGCCCCTCTCCATTTGAAGTGACTTGAATCCTTTGTGCGCGAAACTTCCAAGGCTTTAGATAGGGGTTATTCCCCATGTAGGTCTGGTTAAAGACAAGCGAAGCAACACCACGGAACGCTGGAACGTCTGAGCCAAGCTGTGTCTGAAGGTAGGCATTGGGTAGTTGGGCAGGGTATCCCATCTCAACATCAATCGTTCCCGATACGCCACCCTCGCGCTTTTCGCCACCAAAGTAGCCTACGGTCTGTTTCTTGCTACCGCCGCTTGGCATGTTCCACCACCTTCATAGCCATTGCGTCACCTGTTGCCACCAGCACTTCAGCGTCAATGCCCTCACGGATGAACTGCGACCAGTCCAGCCCATGCCTGCGGAAGAACGCACGGGCACCCCTCGCGCACATTTTGCAGGCGCGGGCGTCAGCCATCGTTACCGTCACTTCTTGCCCCCTTTAACTTTGATGGGTGTTGTCCGCAGGTCGCCGTACCACACCACGTTCGCGTGGATGTAGCGGCACCCGAACAACACACCTAACTCCCGCCCATCCTCGGCTGTCGTGACCTTGATCTCTGAAAGTCCAGCAGGCGGCTGTGTCTGTGGGCGGGGGCGGAGGACGTAGCTCGCCACTAGCGTCAGGGCGACGGCTGCTAGGAACTGCCACATTAGACGATGCTCCCGTTAACAGAGTTGGCAAACGGGTTCTTGCCCGGTAGCCAGGGGAACCCGCCATAGTTGTTGAGATTGTTGAACTTGTCCTTACAGTCAGAAGTATTGTGCTTGCAGCCTGGGTAAAGCGTTGCCTCTACCCCAACCGAGTCAACGTCGATAGTGTCAAACTGGCTAATGAGCGTGAGCGTAGTACCTGACTGCCCGATGATCGCCCGCCTTGCCCCGTCTGCTAACTCAACAACCCCACCTATGAAGTAGTCAGAGTCAAACTGGTCTGATGCGGAGTCACCGGCAGAGTCTGCTATTCCACTAACCTCAATCGTGAACCCTGACTGCGCGACTATCTCTACGCTGACTGCGTAGTCATAGTCATTCACCCCGCACTGCGGGGAGTAGAGCGCATGACGACAGCCCTTCTGATACCTTGCCCGGTTCCCCGGCCTCCGCATTGAAGTGAAGATGTCCTCGCACTTAAGTGTCACAGAGTCACCGGATGCTTCAGCCGCCGTCACCCGCCCTTTCCAATAGGTCTGGAAGTCGGACAGGTCGCTGGCGTCATGCCCTCGGTATATCGTAAGGGAGGTCGTTTCTTCGGGGACTTTGCCAAGGAACAACTTGGCAACAGCGTTACTACGGGGAAGGGTGATCTTGACGCCGTTCTTTGCCATCTCTCCAGTCTGGGTGACGTTGGATGCACGGATCGGCGCAGGCTCAAACGTACCCGTTGAATCCGAAATGAAGTAGGACGCGGATGTGTAGCGGTACTCGTCGGTGCCTTTGACAAACAGGAACTTGTAGATCGGCTGGCCGTCTTGCACCGACTCCTCAAAGCTAGAATAGCTCACGGCACCGGAACCTCACGACAGGGCATTTGTACTACTGTCCCGCCTTTGGCCCTATGCTCAAGCTCTACCCGGTCAGCATCAAACCGGGAACATACGAGATAGGATATGCGGGCGATGTCATCCAGGTTGATAGTCACCGATGAGTCAATGATGAGGTCTGCCGTGGATCTTCCGTTGACGGGCGAACCCGCAGAAGATGAAGTCACCTTCCTGCGGTACACCGTGCCGTTCTTGTGGGCGATCTCAATGTCAAAGCTAGATCGTCCAAGAATGTCGTTATACACCGTCACCGTAGTCCCAGAGATAGGCTGGGCTGGCGTGAGGTCTTTGGCGTAGGAGGGAAGCCAAAAGGCTTTTTGCCTGCCTCGGCGGGAATGAAGCCACTGGCGAAGGGAGAACACATCGGAGTCAGTGAACTTGTGCCAGCGGGTTTGGAAGGTGAACTCGACACTATCCCTGGACCGGAGCCAGAAATCATCGCTCGCTGGACTGCCGAAGGCAGAGACCTCAAATGCCGTGCCATCATCAAACGAACCACCGCCAAGGATAGGGCAGTCGGGAACAACATCATGGCCCCGGTACTGCTCATAGGAAGACGAGCCAAGGTCTGCGGATTCGGTGAGCATAAAGGATATGTTGGCCGTGTTGAGGTCAGGCCCCCTGCGGCTCACAGAAAGCCCTTGTGGCGCGTCCGCCTCCCAAATTGGGGCTATGTAGGCGCGGGTGTAGCTGTTGCTCACATCGGCCTCTATGCCCGCTGAGTCCCATGTAATGTCCACAGTCTCATAGTTGCGCTCGGACTCCCAGATCAAGGCCTTGTCCCCGTAATGCACATCATCAAGAGCAGATGGTATTGATACGCTGGAGCCAGATGACACAGCCCCAACTTGACTAGCTTGGGTCCAGTCCGGGCAGTAGAACCCGTCGCCACCTTGAGCGTTGCGGATCAACACCCGTGCGTAGTTAGCCTGCTCGTCGGTGAAGAAGTGACCCAGGTTGAATATCCGCTTGGGCTGAGTCCTCAGAGCTATCCGCTGCTCGCTGGCCTTGGCCCTGAATACGTCAGTGGCCCATTCCAAAGACTCGATGACAGGACTGAGCGGCTTGAACGGCCAAACGCGCCTCATGCCGTTGCCAGTGCCTGCACGGTGCGCTGGTTCTTGCGGATGGTGTTCATGATGACCTTCTCACCAGCGGACGAACCCATGTAGTCGCCCATCAGGTTGGGATCAATAGAGTTGATGATCCTAACCCCGCCACCGGCCTGCATGCTCTCCAACTGGCGATCCAGCTTGGCCGAAGTCTCTGCGGTAGTGACGCGCTCGCCTTTCTCCAGCAGATAGGTGCCCGTCTTCGGGACAGACATTAGCCCGTCATGGGCCTGCCCCTGGAAGGTGGTGCTGGTAATGGTCGAGATGATCCCCGCCGCCTGCCCAGCCACCGCCGCGTAGGCCGCGAGGTTGGACGGGAACGGCAGGTTAAGGGCCTTCGCAAGTCCGGCCTGAATGTTAACGATAGACTCCGCTACCGCCGCCGCCTTGGACACCGCAAACAGTGCTTGATAGGTGTCTGACTGCTCACCGGCAAAGGCGCGGGACAATGCAGCGATGCCTGTCAGGCCCTCCTGCACGGCAGACATGCGCGCTGCCTCGCCAGCCTGGACAATGTCAGCGCTCGCGGACTGCGGCGGCTTCGTTGCCTGCATCATTGGCGCGACCAAGGCTGCGGTCAGGGACAACGATTTCAGAGAGAACGCCAACATCGGACGATCCGGGCGAGCGTGAACCGCCAGTTGACGTGTTACCAATGACATCACGGATACCAGACAGCCTATCCGTATCCGTTCCGCCACCTTCTAGCCTGCGGATCAGGTCTGCATAGGACTGTGCCGTAGCATCCAGATCAGCGCGGAACTCTTTAGCAACCTCTGCCGCCCGCTTTAGCGGTGCCGTGCTGAAGAATCCTTCGCCTTCCTGTCGGCTCAGTGCAGCAAAGGTAGCTGCCAATCCACCCAGGGACTTGCCGACAAGCTCAATGGCACCCGCCGCCGCCGCTGCACGGGACACAATGAACCGTAGCGTATCCCCGACAATCTCCTGACGGTCTGCAAGGCTTTCAGCCGCCGTGCCGGTATCCAGAAACTCTGCCGCGAGGTCAGAAAGAATCGGGATAACCTGCGAGCCAATAGCGATCTGAAGCCCGCGCAAAGACTCCTGAAGCAGTAGGCTCTCGGCCTTCAGGCGGTTAGCAGCATCAAGGGTTTTCTCATCAAGGATAGCCCCAGCCCTTTCAGCTTGGTCGCCAAATTCCTGAAAGCCTCGCCCGCCATCACGGAGGAGGGGGATAAGCAGGGAGGCATCGTTAGCAATGGCTTCAAGGAAGAACGTCAGTTCAGACTGGGAAAGGTTGGCCTTCTCAAGCGATGAAACGTAAAGCTCTAGCGCCTGCGGACCAGACAGGTTGCGGAACTGCTCGGCGGTGACGCCTACCTTGGGAGCGATGTTTTCAAAGAAGTCCGCAAGCGGCCCGCCGCCGGTTTGCAGGAAGTCACCAACCTTGTCATTTACGTCTTTGAGGATGTCAGCGAACTTTTCGTTTTCAATGCCGACAGCCCTGGCACCAGCGGCGTACTTCTG